CCGGAAGATCAAGAACTAACAGACGAAAAAGGTGCAATGAATCGCGCTGGTAACTGGGCAATCGAAACAGTCCAGGGAATCAAGCGTAACGAGCAAGAAGGGGTAGTGTTGCCCTTCGGTTGGGAACTCACGCTCCTTGGTAGTCCAGGCCAACGGCAATTTGATCTCAACGATGTAATAAACCGTTACGATACTCGTATATCTATGAGTATACTAGCGCAGTTTCTGATCCTCGGATTAAACGGTTCCTCCGGTTCAATGGCGCTTAGTAAAGAGCAAAGCGAGTTATTCTATAAGGCCGTAGAAGGCTTCGCCCTCATTATTGCTCGAACCGTTAATACACAGTACATAGGGATGCCGATACTCCGGGATCTAAATAACCTAAGTGTTACTCCGAAGCTCGTACCAATCGGCTCCAATCGTCCCGACTTACAAGAAGTCGCCGCATTCTTGGCGCGACTCTTCAAGTTTAACGCCATCACTCCTGATGAACGCTTGGAAGTTGAACTCCGCCGTATGGCAGGGCTTCCTGAGCGAGAGGAAAACACATCTCGCATAGCACTCGTTGAGAGCGATAAAGACGATGATACACCCCAGAAAGCCGCGAACTCCGGGCTTAACACCAACGAAGATAGCTGATTCGCTGTCATTCGTCAACTGAATCACAAGGAACTCACATCATGAAAGGTGCAGCAATCACCAAGTATTTCCTCTCTAACCATTGGGCAATTACCCCAACATATCTCGATACCATGAAGTCAGCATTTGACGAATGGAAATCAATCGAAGGGGGAGTTGTATGCGAAACAGAAACTGATGAGTCAACCAGTCACATTACCAACGGTGTGGCGGTTTTATCTTATTCAGGTTCTTTCCACAAGAAGTTATCTGGGCTGAACGCTTTGAGCGGCGGCATATCCGGTGAATCAATTATAAATGACCTAACAACTGCGGTTAACGATGATAGCGTCAAGGGCATTGTGCTCTCGTTAGATACTCCGGGAGGCACCGTTGACGGAGTCTCTGATGTGGTCTCTGCTATCAACGCCGCCAAGGCTGTTAAACCTGTTGTAACGTACGCTGATGGTCTGCTGGCGTCTGCGGGTGTTTGGCTCGGATCAACTTCAAATGCTGTCGTGTGTAACGAAATGGCTCAGATTGGTAGCATCGGCGTAATAATGGTGCATCAAGAAGAATCAAAGGGTGCTGCCAAGAGCGACGTCACGAGCACGGTGCTCACGGCAGGTAAATACAAAGGTGACGGCAATCGCTACGAGCCTCTGAGCGTTGAAGCGAAGGCTCGTTTGCAAGATTCTCTGGACTACTATTATTCACTGTTCGTCGATCATGTAGCATCGTCCCGGGGAATGACCGTAGCCGATTGTCTTTCTCGCGCCGCCGAAGGTCGTATGTTTATTGGTGCCCAAGCTGTTGAGGCCGGTTTGGTTGATCATATAGGTAATCTTGAAACCGCAATTAACTTAGCATTAACCTTAGGAGGTTATAACGTGAAACAAGAATTGCAGGATGCCCTAGCAGCTATGGACTCTACGGAGTTGATGGCGTCGCTCAAGGGCCACGGGGCGCTGCCGGAAAGCGTGGGGAGTGCAATTGATGCACTTGTCGAAGATTCCGAGGAAATTACAATACTGAAGAGCGAGTACGATGGACTGAAATCTCAGTTGGCCGAAACCAAACAGACACAGTCTGATACTATCGACGCTGCTCTTTCTATCACCGCTGAGCTCGATGATCTACGTACCGCCTTCGCGGAGTTGCAGACCACCACTGATGCGGACACCGCTAAAAGCTCCATCGCTTCTCAGTTTGAAGCCGTTGGGTACGAGGCCAGTGACGAACTCATGGCATCACTCCTCGCTATGGATGATCCGAGTGCCATTATTACCGCTACTCTCGATCTCCACAACACAAAAATGTCTCTGGCTGAGAACTTCAAAGAGTCCACTGGTCTCGATGAAGCCCCAGACGCATCTGCCGCACCTACAACTATTGATGAAGCGGTTAATCGCTTGATGAGTGCCGAGTCCTTGGATATCGATGCTGCCATTGAACGCGCTGCTGAACTTCATCCTTCACTTTTTAACCGCTAAAAGGAGACTAAAATGGCTTTTCAAGGAAACACTCTTATCACTGTAACCACCGCTTCTACGATCACTCGTGGGGAGTTCGTTAGTGGCGCAGGCACTTTGAGTGCTACGCTTATCCCTGCGGGCGTGTGTTACGATATCGATGGCACCGATTGTATGGTTGCTATTGATGGTACCGTTCTCGTAGAACTCGCGGCTACACTTGCTATCGGCGTAGGTGTTAAATCTGATGCAGATGGTCACGCAATCGCGTATACTGCTGGCACAAACCAAGCAGTTGCAATTTTACTTGAAGGCGGCGTAGATGGTGATCTCGTATCCGCTAAAATGATTTAAGGAGAATCTACGATGGGCTTACAAACTTATTATTCAGAAACGCTCACTAATGTTGGCCTGAAGTACATGCAGGCCCGCAGCAATTTCGCATCCGGCAGAGTATTTCCCAATTGCCCGGTTAACCTACTCTCCAGTACTTATCCCACTTATGATAAGACCTACTGGATGAAGAGTGAAGCAGCTGTCCGCGCACCCGGTACTGAAAGTGCTGGTTCGCCGCACGCTCGTGGTACCGATAGCTATGCTTGTGAGGATGTATCTTTTCACGAAGATGTCCCGAATGAGTACATTGCTAACGATCCTTCACCTCTCAATCCCGAAAAAGCCGCTACCAATCGTGTCGCAGGTAAGATTGACCTGTACGACGAAGTAGCTTTTGCTGCTACTTTCTTCACTCAAGGTGTCTGGGGCACGGACAAAACTCCGGGTACTCTCTGGACTGCTGCTGGCGCTGGTGATCCTTTCGGTGATATCGATCTCGCCAAGGCCACCGTCAAAAAGAATACATCCTTTGACCCTAATCGCATGTTGATTAGTCGTGAAGTGTATGATATTCTCAAACGTCACTCTGATCTCAAAGATCAGATCAAGTACACATCAGCTAAAAACATTACTACCGAGCTCATGGCTAGTTTGTTTGAAGTTGATGAAGTAATCGTGATGAACGGGGTATATGATAGTGCTAAGTACGGTGCTGCTGCTTCTCAGGGATTCATCGGGTCTAACCATTGTTTACTTTACTATGTTAGTTCCGCTCCTTCACTGGAAGAGCCTAGTGCTGGTTACCGTTTCACCTGGAATGGTTTCGGCGCTGGTGGTTTCGGTGTTGAGAATTTCGACCTGCCCAAGCAGAAAGCTCGGAGAGTCGAAGCACATAACTATCGTGATTTTAAACTCGTTGCGTCGGATCTCGGCTACTTGCTCGATGACGTAATAGCGTAAAGGAGATACTAGCGTGGCCACATTAGACGACGTAAGAACCGAGTTGCAGCTAGAAGTGTCAGACATGAGTGACGCTAGTATCAACTATTCAATAGATAAAGTTGGCGATGACCTTAATCTCGTATGTGCACATACTCTCCGTATGTTGCTCAACAAGAACCGAGGCCGTCGTCAGCTAACTATTGGCTCTTTTAATGAGAGCGTTGATGTAGCGGATATCCGCCAGCGGATTCGCTACTATATGAACACAGCTGCCGGGAACTCTACCACAGATGGTGCTGGTGGCATGATAGACATCGAAGACAGCGATAACGTCTTTACTATGGAAGGCATTTAATGAGTATTTTTCCCCAAAGAGAAACATTCAGCTATTGCCCGGAAACAAAGGATAAGTACGGTACTGTTACTCCTGGCAGTACCGTTACTTATTCCGGCGCTATTGAGCGCGAGAGAACATTCGCGAGTGACGGAAGTGTCATAAGCAAAGGTACAATATATACCGTTGAGGACTTCGAGTTCAAGACAGATGTCAAGGTGGTAGTAGATGGTGTTGATTACTACATTAATACCGTTGAGAAATACGTAATTCCAGGATATACTTATCGAGCCTTGAGTTATGTCTAATTCACTAACAGGAAATCTAGCCGACGCGACACAACGACTCATCGATGGGCTCGAACCCCTTAGTCGTGAAGTCGCCAAGGATTTGCTTCGCTCGACGGTTGCAGATATCCCTCGGCCACCCTTTGACACCGGGACACTTCGCCGAAGCGGTCGCGCCTATGTCGATGGAGTATTTGTAAGCAGTACACATCGGATGCGCGAGGCTCAAGGGCGCAACCCGGTAACAGCTTCTCGGAATCGAAACAAACCAAAGAAATCATATCTTAGTAGTGATGCTCTTGCTGTGTCGGCTGGTGGCGGTAGTTTCACACCAATGCAACGAGGGGTTATTGAAATAGTATACAAAACACCATACGCGGCTAAAATGCACAACTGGCATGGGCCTCTTACCGATAACGAGTCCGGCCCAGGGTATATATCCACCAAGCTCATGCGAATTGGCGGCATCGCTCAAAAACACCTAGACAGAGCAATTAGAAAATGGTAACTAAAGAACTCATCGATTATATCGGTACTCAAACTACACTTACGATAGGTGAGGACTTATTCTGGGGAGTCTACTCTTCCGATGATAGAGTCGGGGTTCTTATAAGCGATCTGGGAGGCGTCCATAATGATACTGATATGGGTGCTTATCAGATACTAATAAATGCAAGATATCAAGATTACCAAACAACATTAACACAAATTAAGCTAGTATATGATTTACTAGCTTACAGCAATGGCTTTGATCTATCATCATATACCGTATTCAATACCGTCCCTGTCAGTATGCCTCAGTTTCTCGGCAAGGACGATACGGGGTTATTGATGTTTAGTGCCGTTGTAAACTTGTACACGGAGGTACAATAATGTCTCTTGAACTTGGCCCTTGTGGGGTCTTTTTTGGCACTGCGGGATCAGAGGTTGATCTCGGCAAAACTCACGGTGGTGTAACAGTCCGGATTACCGATGATCGTACGGATCTTAAGTCCGATCAATTTGGCACATCCGCCGAAGACACTGTGATCACGGGAACACTCGTGGAAGTAGAAATGTCTCTTGCCGAAGTAACGTTTGACGAGCTCGCAATTGCGCTTAATCAGACTAAATTTGGCTCACTTCTCACTGGTGGCGTACCGGGTGAGAATAACGTCGGAACCTCGATGCTTGATAATGCCGAACAACTAGTGTTAAAGAAATACGTTGATGGTGCAATTAGCGCGGATGAAATCAACTGGGTCACATTCCCTGCGGCTTGTCCGGTCAGCGATGTAGAACTGACCTACGATGCCGAGAATCAACGAGTTCTCAAGCTCGTATTCAAGTGTTTTCCAACAACCGTTAGTGCCAATTGGGGCACATCTAGTGCGAATAACAAGGTAGTAACATACTACTTTGGTGACGAAACAGTAACATCTTAACCTTAACTGGGGCTTCGGCCCCACGAATGGAGACCTCAAATGAAAGTATTCAACGGTGCAAAGTTTTTAGAAACTCGTGGTTGCGAGATCGAGTTATCAAATGGTAATAAGTTTATAGTCAAGGATTTAAGTGACGCTTCGATGGACTACATTAGCAAAATTGGCGAAGGTAGTTCCATGGGCGATGTTCGCGCCGCAGTTGCTTCGGCACTCGGAGCAGAACTCGACCAACTGACAGACATTGGGGTAGTGGAGCTCCAAGGGGCTTTGGGTTTTTTGTCCTCGAGTTTGTTCGACCAGAGTTAAGCACCTCTGAGGAGCGTAAACTCATGATGATGGGAACGATTCTAAGTGAATTGCACCTGTCTCATGAGTTTCTTCTTGCGTTGAGTATCCCGAAGCTCATTGTGTTATACCAAGAAGCAATGCGCCAACGGACAAACAAAGCATTTATGCTTATGGAGTTATTAGGGTTGCACAGATTAGAAGACAAGAGCGATAGGAAAAACTTGATTGATGGGTACACGAAACTAACGAAACCATTCGTTGTTAAGCAAGAGACAAGAGCTATTGATGTTACTACTGGTTGGGCTACTTTACGAGGAAAGGCGAGAAGATGAGTATTGAAGCTAGAGGTAAAATTGTACTTGATGGGCTAGACAAAGCTATCACGAATAGCAAGACGTTTCTCGGGGTACTACAATCACTAGAACTCACGTACAAGAAAAATAGAAAAGAACAAGCTCGTATTATCACCAAGATGAAAGAGCAGAATTCTGCTTTTGCTAATGCTACGAAGAACAGTAAGTATTTTGCTGGTGCAATGCGGGACTTAGAGAAATCCATTGCTAAGGTAGGCAATTATACCAATGGGTATACTGCGGGGCTGAAGAAAATTGGCACTTCGGCCACAAAAGCGGCTACTAGCTCACGGAAACTCGCTGTAGGAATAAAGAAGCAAGAAACAGCTATATCGAGATTGTCAAAGCGAGTGCGAGAGAACACCAAAGCAAATAAAGGCTGGTGGCAATCTTTTGGTCGAGTAGCCATTGGTTTCGGTGCTGCTTATCGCGCAATCAACGCATTTGAATATGCTGTGTCAGAATTAACTCAGACATTCTATAGTGGTTTGTCTGCTATGGATCAATATATACAATCTACCGCTACTATTAGCGGGATGCTTGCTTTGTTGAGTACTGGAGGTTCTGGGTATAAAGATCGTTTTGAGACTTTTCATGCTGTAATGGCTGGTACGATGGAAGAAACAATGCGGATTCTTCCAAAATACAAGCTTAGTATTGAGGAAGTCACAGATGCATATAAAGAGCTTGCTCAGTTTGGAGTCATAGTAACGAAGGCAAATGTTGCGAAAACACTCACATCTATTGCCACAATCAAGGAGATTGCAGTTACCGTAGGGAGTAGTTCAAAGCAAATTAGGCAAGAAATACAATCGTTGTTTAATGGTGCTACTAGAGTAAGTGATCAGTTTGGGCGATTCCTCAAGCGGTTTCCAGAGCTAGAAGAGAAAATTTACGGTATAAATAAGCTAACCACGAGTAACGTGGAAAAATGGCAGCTCGCTATTGATGTCATCAATGAGTACTCATATGCTATATTTAGAGCTAATGAGACTGTCGGAGCCCAAAGAGAAATACTCAAAAATACACTCGGTATATTATCCATGTATTCCCTCCGTGGTACTGGATTGTATGACAAGTGGACTAAAATGCTCACTGACGTAAACGAAAGCTTGATTGATTCTAAGGGTGAGTTACAAGGATTCGGAAAAGACGTAGTTAGATACTTTGGCGCCGGTTGGCAAGTTGTGAACAAGTTTGGCTTTGCTATCAAGTCCATTATTGAGACCCAAGTTAAAAACACAGCAGGCATAAGAGCGTTTGCAGCAGCTAATTGGGATACTGTGGCGGCGATGCTTAAGTTATCCGTAGCACTCAAGTTTGCTGGTATGTCTTTTGGTATGCTATTCAAGATAATGAGATCGTTTATAACGATACCTTTGGTTATTGCGGGTGGTGTGCTATATTTGCGTAATGTGCTAATGGAGCTCGATATTATAAAATTCGACTCACTTGAGAAATCACTTGAGGGACTACTCACAACATTTGATAAGCTGATTATATCAGGAAAAGACTTTTTTAAGGTATTAGTAACCCCGAATACTTGGTTAGACCGTGCTAATAAGGGTGTAGCTGAGAATTTCTTCATTCGCAAAGCTAAGGTACACCCGGATCAAATAAGTACTGGTACTGATGAGGATATTCTTAGACTCGCTGATTCTTATATCGCGAAGCTTCGCAAGATCGGTGAACTCAATGAGCACGCTATACAATTACAAGGCAAGTATTTTATTCAACACGCGGAGAATATACGGAACGCGGTGCCTAAGATAGCAAAAGCAGAAAAGAAAATGGGTGCTGTGTTTACCAATTCCACGAAACGTACTACTGAAGATATCAAGAAAATGTGGGATATGTTGGTGGAGAAAGTCACTGGTTTGTCTGGGGATTTCTTTACTGTTGATTGGAATACGAAATTAAGTCTTGAGGATGCAGAAGCCGCGGGCCAAGCGTTAGAAAAGACATTCCAACAATTTCAATTCAATCAAGCCGCTCAGTTTGACGAAATCAAGAAGAAGTCAAAGGAAACATGGGAATACACCGCTGATGGATTCAGTACTTATTTTACGGCAATAGTTAGTGGCGAAGTAACAAGTTTCTTAGATCTTTGGAAATTGACGTTGACGACCATGAGAGACACCTGGGCACAAGCCATGAGCGACATGGCGAGTGACTATATTAACAAGTTCATGAGGGAAATAGCGATACAAAGCAAGGCCGAGGGTACTGGGTTCTTCGCTACTTTTCTCAAGACTGCGTTTAGTAAGATCGTTGGTGGGACTAGTTCTCCTGCTGCTCCTACAACTGGTACTACCGGTTCTGGTATGCAAATGGGTATGGTTTCTCGTATGGCTTCTGGTGGCGTTATTCCTGAGCCAGTTGCAGGAATCGGAGCAAGTGGACAAGTATACGCGTTTGCCGAGAAAGGCCCAGAGCGAGTCCTCAGCAACAGTGATTCTTTCGGTGGGAGTCCTTCTGAGACTAACCTAAGTGTCGAGATCATCAACAAATCATCTCAACCTGTACGCGCGAAACAAGGCGGTACTCGTATGGATATAAAGGGCATGGTGACACAAATTATACTAGAGGATAAGGCCACCAACGGGCCAATAGCGAGAGGTATGGCATAATGGCAGCATTTCCCGGCAGACCTGGTGGAACTAATCCCATGGACGTTCATCCACTGAATGAGAGCTTCAGCTATCTGGCAGAAGTAATAGCCAGTGGGGCAGATGGAATGTATGCTACTCGTAGAGACTTTAATACTCGGTTGCGTCAAACGATACAAGTTACTTACGACAAACTGGCGACATCGGATCTCGGGTTGATTCGCACGCATTTTGAAAGTGTTGGTCTAGGCGAGAGTTTCGCCTGGATTGATCGCGAAGACGTGAGTTACACGGTGTACTATGCTGAACCTCCACAATGGAGTTTCTTCGTCGAAGGGTTTTACACTCTTGCTCCGTTGTCTTTCGTGGAGGTATAAATGCGTGACTTGACAACAGCAGCAGTAACGGAGTTCAACAGTATCAACTCTAGGCGTCCGATACTCGTATTGGCCGAGATAGACATTACTATCAGTGCGAGTACCACGACACATTATCTTGTCAACAACGATGATAGTGTAGTCTGGGGAAGTAATACTTATACCTCGTTTCCTTTTGTATTCGACGTTCTGCCGGGTAAAAGTGCTGATAGTTTACCCGAGATTAAATTCGACATGATGAATCTTCCTGGGATGCTAGAGTATCTTGATGAGGCAGATAGCGAGGGTCTAATTGGCTCTCGAGTGGTTATTTACATCGTATACGCGACGAAAAGCGGTAGTGTCTGGAGTATAAATACCAGTGATCTACCGTATAGTGTTGATTATCCCTTGAGATTCGCATACACTGTTACCAAGACAAGTGTCTCGAAAAGTGGGATTTCGATGACCCTCGGGGTTCCTAATTACTTCCAGCTCCCATTTCCCGCGAGACTCTACAGAAGAGATTGGTGTGACTTCGCGTATAAGGGTTCCCTTTGTTGGATGAAAGACTATACTGCGGCTATCACCAACGAGTGTGACCACAGTTATAGCAACTGTAAACTTCACCACGAGAGCCAATCTCTTACATTTAAGGGTGTGCGTTTCGGAGGATTCCCGAATCTTGGAAAAGGCTCATATAGATATTAGTACTTATGAGAGCCTCGTTGGCGCTCCTTATAAGAGGAAATGCTTTGACGGGAGTGGCTTCGACTGTTGGAGTCTCGTGCATCATATTTACCTGAT